AACTCTCTTGCGCCTGAACCCACAACATTTGTTGTGAATCCTGTGAAAAGAGCGGCAACATCTTTGTCAAATTGTTCTGCTAGTGCACCACCAATTTGAGTTCCCACTGCTTGTGCCACATTGTCTGTAGCAGTTTCTTTCATAAGATCAGTTAATGTTACCATTACACCTCTCTCTGAAGCAGTGATTGTTTTAGATGTTGTCACATCAAAAGTGGCATTAGTTAAATCTGCACCATCTGCTGGTGAAGACACTGCCACTGTTGGGTAGATTGGCACACTTGCTGTTAAACCAGGTGTTCCAACCATGTTGTAGTTACGGATCAGATTTCTCATCACCGATTTTTCGTTTAATTGGTAAAGTCCCGCTTGAGTAATATTGTTATACAACGCGGTACTTGCCACTGTATCAAATGCATTTGTTGCTGGCATTTTGATTCTCCTTGGTTAGTTAAACACGAATACCTTTAGATTTCATTATTTCTTTGTAACGAGCTCTATGTTCAGGTATACTCATGTTAAGTTGACTTATATCATTTGTGGCCAACGATTCTTTACTGCCCTGTCCTTGTCCTACACCAGAACCTTTTGGTCCTGCTGAAACAAAGTGAGGATTAGATTGAAGAAACTCATTCACCAAGTCTTTCACTTGTATTGGATCACCTGCATCATTGTAACGCACTTGTCCTGTTTTTAAATCAATCACATCCACTGTGCCTGCTTCATTCAACTTCAGTTGATTTTTGAGCAATTGTGTAACCTGATTAGGGTTAATTGCTCTGGCGTTGGACGCCTCTGATAGCAGTGCACCATCAACCTTGATAGAAGTCAGTTCTGACTGATACTGTTGGATTTTAGAAGTGAATTTTTCCGCTTGTTCTTTCAACAATTGTTCAAATTGACCTCTTTTTTCCAACTCTATCTGTCGGGTCTTTTCTTCCTTCTCGATCAACTTTTGATAGTGATCAACATCTATGCTTCCATACTTTTTTTCGTATTTGGCACGCTCCCTCTGTACTCTTTCTGCCACAATCTTGTCTAAATCTTGTTGACTGAAAGTTTGAGTTTTGGTTTCTTCTTGAACCGTTGTGGGTTCTGCCTGCTCTTTGATTTCAGGTGCAGTGTCCTGAGATTTTACCGCTTGTATTTCTGCGTTCATTATGTCCTCCTTTTATAATGAGTTGAGTTGACTCCCTGTCCAATGACAGTAACAGTGTTATTTAGCGATTAGCGTTTTCTTTTGCCTCGCATTGAACCTTTTGAAGATTTTTTGTTCTTGTTGGGTTTTCTTTTTCCTCGCATTGCCATGATTATGCTCCTTGTTTGTTGGGTTTCATTATGACATCGCTTCTCAAATGATGTGCAATGTGATAATTCAGTTTCAGCAACAGATCAATCACGGTTTGATTTTCATTGCGTTTGTTTTCAAACATGATGACTGGTCTGCTGATCATAATTGTATTTAATGCACCTCTAATCACTTCCAATTCACCCTGTTCCACATCAATCTTGATCAAGTCAACACCTTGCAATTTGAAACTGTCCAGGGTTGTGCCTTGCACTGTGTGACTGGTGGTTTCTTGCCATTTGGATTGTCTTCTTGGTGCCACACTGCCATGTGCAGGATTGTTTGTGATGTTGGGTATTTGCAATGTCACTGTGCTTTCATGATCCATCAATGCACACTGATGTGCCTGTATTTTCGTATTGGTAATTAATTTTTTAAATGTGTTAGGATTGGGTTCAAATGCCACCACTGTGTCAAACAGATCCACAAATGGATGACTGGTGTCACCATCATTGGCACCCACATCCACATATGTGCGTGTTTGTTTGCAGTGTGGTATTGCAAACCTACTGATCAGTGTTGAGCTCATTTTGTATCCTTTTATAGATTATGTCTGTGCCCATTTTGTTTCCATATTTGCCTTTTTTTGGCAATGTGTCCATTTCAGCAATCACTGTGTGTGTATCACCTATCATGTCTATTCTCATAAATTCAAACATTTCTCCCAAGGCCAATGCTCTGTCAATCTGTGTGGTCCAATTTGCAGGTTTTGTAAAATTACCTTTTCTGCTGTTGACCAACACAAAACCCAAATCATTTCCATCTATGTCCACGATATTTTCGTATTCGTCTTTTATGGATATATCTGAAATAACCTGTGTGAATATGTGTTTGCCCTTGTAGATAAAATGTTTATAATCTATTCTGCTGTGGATGTTAGGTTCGCTAAAAAATATTTCATCCATGTTTGCATAATCATAAATTTTATATTCCTTCCTATTCAAACTTTTGTTTCTAATCCAATTGACCAGTTCTTTGTATGATTGAATGCCATTGCGACCATTACGATTCACTGTAACTTTATTGTTGATCACTCTTGCATTGGCCCCACTGTACAATCCACATTTGATCCAATAATCATCATGTTTTGTCATATTGTAAACTGTGTCGATGTCTTTGTCTGCAAAAAGTGTTGGTGCACACCAATCCCCATAATTTTTTTTGATGTGTTGTTTCATTGTGTATTTGTTTTGCATCACAGCATACAGAGGAGATTGTGTGCTACGGTGATGACATGATTGAATCAATTTATTTAGAGCAAATGATTCATATCCTAAATCATACTGCAATCGATTTTTGCTGGCGATGTTTGAACTATAAGGAGGCATTATTAATCAGTGCTGAGCTCATCTGCGTTTGCCACGATATCCTGCGGCCCTGATTGCTCTGCCTTGTCTTTCTGCTTGTTTTTTTGTTTTGTAAATTTTACCACTGGTGCCCCAACGGTATCCACCCTTGACTTTTCTAACTGGCATGATTACTCCTGATTTAGTAATTGCTGTTTCGCTGTGTTGATGTCTTCTTGTGTGATTTCAGAATGCAGTTGCAGTATCTGTTGATCTGTGTAACCTTGCATGATCATTTCTTTGATGTGTGCTGATCTGTCAATGGTTGTGGTTACTGGATGTTCCATTTCCTCTTCTTCATCTTCCAAATCCATGGCATCATCTTCCATCACAGTTCTATAAATTTTCTTGTCTATTTCTGCATTGATTCTAGGATCTGATATGTTGGATTCTTTGGCCATCTTCAATATTGAAATGTCATTTGCTCTGTCCTGTATGGAAAATGATCTTGGATATTCTATTTCACCATCAAATGTGGTGCCTTGATACAGTGCATACAATCTCCATATCTGTTCTTCTGCGTGTTCAAACTGTGCGGCATAAGTGGCCAATTTACTGCTCAATTGACTGAACTCTGATGATATGGCAACTCCTGATAATCTTCTAGACTCTGGTGATCTGATTCCGCCTAGGTGGTTGGTTCTGTCAATGGATTCAATTTTTTTCTCCATGGCACTCAACACAGATTCTATTGATGCACCTGATGGTTGTAGCAAGAAAGGTTTTAGATTGCCATCCAAATTTTGTGGCATCTGTATGATTGAACCTGCACCTGCTGATGCTTCTGTGTCCACAGTTTTTACCAAAGTTGGATGATTGGTCAATCTCACAATCTGTTCTATTTCAGATGAAAATTCAAACAGTTCTCTGCAGATGTCCGCCGTGTCTCCCAATGGTGAAACACCAATGCCTCTGATGGGTGATCTCTGTGCATACACACAAACTGCTGGCACTCGGCCCAATTCGTTTGGCATGGTTTCCACATATTCACCTTCTTTGCGATCATTGATTTTGTAAACATTGATTTCATCTGGTGTGTATTCTCTGATGTATTGTGTGCCACCAATAATTTCTTCTTTGACCTTTAGATAGGTTAGACTGTAAAATCCGTTTGATTGTCTTTCATATTTCCAATCCAAAACATCCATGGGTTGAAACAGTGACACATAAGGTCTGATTTCCTGTTCTAATTCTTCTGCTCTGGTCATTGCTTGACTGTTGATTTTGTCCACAATTACCCAACAGTGACCATACACCATGCTCCATGTTGCCAGGTCTTGTAGCAGTTGTGTAAATGATCTGCCATCCAAATCACAATCCTGCATGAAGGCATTTACATTGGGTTCAGTGGCAAGATTGCCCATGTATCTAACAGGTTCTTTTCTAAATAAAAATGAATTGAATATCGAGGCCACACTCTTCACATGATTGTCGTAACCCACCATTCTCAATCTTTTTTCGTAATCATCTCTTGATTCGTAGTAGTATGGTTCTAGATATTTGCCCAAGAAATAGTTGAAACCACCGTAGTATGAATCCTGCAAAAACTGCCATCTGTTCACAAATGTTTGATATGCTTCATGTGTTTCCACAATGTAAGACGCATAGTTTCTTGTGTCACCTTTGATTAATCTGTCTCGTATAACTGCCATTATCTAACTCCTTGTGTTGTTTTGCTGAATGACCATCTTGTGGGTTGTTGAATATCAATTTCTCTTTTCACAGGATACAAATAATCAATCAAATAACCCACAGCATCAGACATGTGAGTGTTTTCTGTGTTTTCTACTTGATAAGAATTTTCTCTGTACTGTAGAGATTCTAAACTTTTGATAATCTGTTTGCATTTTGGATCTATGAACACTGATCTGATTCCTTGTGAGTTTTTTAGTTTACTATTTACAGCATTGACCCTGTCTCTGATGGGCGGATTGGCATTTTTGTAATGCACATTGAATCCTGCATTTTGCAATATTGAAATGTCTGTTCTTCCACCTGCAGATGTTCTTCTCTGTTTGCCTGCCGCATCTGGATACACATGGATTCTTGAATTTGGATATCTTCTTTTCAATTCATCACATATCTGTTCTGTGCTGGATTCATTGATTGATATTTCATCAATAAAATACACGCAATTGTTCTGTATCACAGAT